TCTGGTACGCCGGACAAATCAAAATCCGAACACTCCAAGCCATCTAAAGCCAGCATTTCGGGGTATGTGATCTGTGCGGAGTCGCGGATGTTGAAAAACATTTTGATGCGATCATCATAGACGTACACAGCGTTCACAAACAGCTCAATGATTTTTTTGCAGTATTCCGGGTCGCTGGAGCTGCCGACGCGGAACTGATCGAGCCATGCGACGATATCCTCTTTGCGGATCTCTACGCGGCTGGCGATGCGGAGAGTCGCAAGGTCGGCCTCCAGCGTGCGCTTTTTGGCTTCCGCCGACTCGATGCGCTCATTGATCTTTGCAATGGCCGTCGCAGAGGCCGTTTTTATCAGCGTATCGACCAGTGCGTCCAGCTCTTTGTCAGCCTCGCGGATCTGGCGCTCCAACGGCTTGATGCCGGAGGCGGCATAGCTACGGGCGTATTCGGCAACAACACGCTCGGCGGCGGCGTTGATCCACTCGTCCGTGAGGACGTACATACTGATATACTCCACAATATATTTTTCCAGTTCAAATTTCCGCTCGTTGCGCTTTCTGCAGGAGCGGGATTTTTTACGGGCTGCGCAGGTGTAATAGTAATGCGTGGTGCCGTTCTTACCGCGGCCGCACTCCCCTATCATGGGCGCGCCGCACTCCCCGCAAAAGAGCTTGCCGTGCAGGAGGTATTCCACCTTTGCCTTTGCGTGGCCGGGGGCCTTTGCGCTGGCTGCAAGCCGGTCAAGCACCTGCTGCTTGAGCGGCTTGGAGACAATGGCTGGGATCGCGTCCTCCATGACAAGATCATCACAAACATACGTTCCAGCGTACTTGGGATTGCGAAGGATGCGATTGACCGCTCCGATTGTCAGCTCATTCCCACGCTTGGCGAAATAGCCGCGCTGCCGGCACTCATCAACAATGAGTTTCTGCGCGGCCCCGGCGGCGTAGCGCTCATGGATAAAGCGCACGATCTGAGCCTCGGACTCGTTGATCGTGTAGCGCTTGGATACAACATCATATCCGAGCGGGGGCATTCCGCCGAGGCTCAGCGCTTTTTCGGCGTTCTGGCGCATCCCGCGCTTGACATTCTGCGCGAGCTGCCGGGAATATTCCTCCGCCATGGCCTCCAAGATGGCCTCGAGGAGGACGCTTTCGCTGCTTTCGTCGATTCCCTCGGTGACGGAAAGGACGCGCACGCCGTTCGCGCGGAGCTTCTTTTTGTAAATGGCGCTGTCGTAGCGGTCCCGGGAAAAACGGTCAAGCTTCCAGACAAGCACATACTCAAACGCATGTTTGGAGCTATCCGAAACGAGCCGCTGAAACTCCGGGCGCGTTTCGGCATATCGGCCGGACAACGCACGATCACAATACTCACCTACCACGCGGAAACCGCGCTGCTGCGCGTACTCGCGGCATTTGGCAAGCTGGCCGTCGATGGATTGATCGTTCTGGCCGGCGGATGAATACCGGGCGTAAATCACAACGTTGGCGAGATTCAGGCCATGATCCATAAAAACCTCCAAAGATACCGCTCCGGCAGTGCGCCGGGGCGGCTATTTTTATGCACGGAACCAACCGAGTGTGGGGCTTAGTATATCCGCCACCAGAGCAAAAACGCAAAGCGCAACGATACTGAGCAGGATAAGCGTCACAAGCCGGTGCATTTTCAGGGATTTTCGAAGCTGATCGCGCTGGATGCGGAGGCTTTTGTTTTCCAGGCAAAGCAGCTCGGAGACGGATTCCGGAGCGGGCAGCGAGATGCCGAAGTACGCATTCATGTCGATGCCGAGGGCATAGCAGATCGGGCCGACGGTGTAGACAGAGGCGCTTTTTGATTCGCCGCGCAGGTACTGAGAAACCGTATTCAGGGCGAGGCCGGCACGGTCGGCGATGATCTGATTTGTGAGATGCGAAGCCTCCTTTGCTTCGCGGCAGAGCTGCCACAACATTTTTTCCAAGAAAATCACTCCAAAAAACCATGATTGGGGCGGAGAAAACCATGGAAAGGGCTGTACATAACCATTGGTGAAAGCGTATGCTTGAGCTACAGGCGGCTCCCAATCGCTTGCAGAAACCAAAGCCCGTGTCAGCATCGGCACGCTGGCACGGGCGAATTCAACTATTCCAGCGTGATCTCCCACGGGCCAACTGCCTTGACGACAAGAAGGAGCGGGTCACCTTTTATCATGACTGTACCGTTGTAAACATCTGTTGTGTTAACGAGAAGTTCATCGCTCGTTCCGTACGTCCAGACACCGAAATAATTAGCACCACCGTTGCCGCTGATATACGCAGTAGAGCCATAACTGCGAACAAACAAAACGGCATCGCCAGATGTTGCAAACCGGGTGCCCCTTACGATACAGGCCGTGTCGTAGATTGACCTGATTTGTATTTCCCAGCCGCCGGTTGCAGAAATCTCGATGGTAGACACGTCAAAGCTTGGGTCGATAGTAAAACCACTATACTTATCTGTAGTGTTCACGAGCAATTCACCATAATCGCCGTTAGCACAATAAGTAGTAACAGAAAAATGTCGAGCCTCACTATTGCCATCAATATAAAAAAAGAAGGGATAGTCGGGAGTGTCAATAGACAAGACATCATCGCCAAAACCGGTGTAGACAATGGGCGCAGGAATGTCGTATGGGATTGGACGCTCGGTTTGAGCAGCGGATTGATTAGCGACTGATTGTTGGGCGGGATCTGGCGCAGGTGTAATTTGAGCAACAGCAATCTGCCCGTCAGAGTTATTAATATTAAGGCGAGTGCCGGGCATGACGGAAAAATGCGCATCGATTACTCGGGAAATTATGCCGGAAACGCAGACCAGCAAAATCAAAACTGCAATCAAAACGCGGGCGCGGAGTTTCTTGGGCTCCGGTGCTGACGGGGTTTCAGAGTTCGGCGAATTAGCCATAAAATACAGCCCCCTGGATAATAGAAAAATATGTTATTTATAGTTTACGCCAAATCTGTAATCGATGCAAGGCCGAATTGTTACCAAAAAATGAACGCGGAATTTGTGAAAGAATGGAGGAAAATCATGAAGGGGAAAAAGAACGCACTCATAGAACTCATTGCGAAAATGACAGAAGAACAGTTCAAATGGTTTATCGTTCAAGCGCAGCAAGAGCTATCTTGTGTAGACGATCAACAGCCTCATCCGGGAGATCAAGAATGTAGTTTATCATTTCCTGTTTAGTCTTGCTGATGGCACCGTATGATGGTACGGTGCCATTAGTTTTATGCGCTGTGTCTGGATATATCCACGAAAAAAAGTCATTTATAAATGAAAAATCTATTCCGTGTTCTTTTGCCAGAACGATTTTACCAGGGATGTCGGCACCCTCGAATAAGTCATATATATCTGGCTCCCAATTATCAATAAAAAAATCATCCTGCCAGTTCATAATGACTTTCGTTGACAGATTGAGCACATTTGCAAGCTTATATATTCTGTCGCGCCGCATATTGCTAATGTCGCCGGTCTCATATCGGGAAATAGTGGACTTATTTGTACCAATAGCAGTGGCAACTTCCTGCTGAGATAGATTGAGATATTCACGCCTTGCGGCAAGCAATTCACCAAGTTTCATAGTATCACCTCGAGAAAATGATAACACAAAGAATGCAAAAACGCAATGAGTAAAAAAATAAATTGCGGAAACGCATTGACAAAGAGACAACACCGTGATAATATACAGATGCGTAAACGCAACGGTTGGAGGTGATGAAGATGTTCGATCAAAAGAGATTCAAGGCGGAAGTTGCGCTTGCAGGCTCGACGCTCTACGAATTGAGCGAGAAAATAGGAATGAACGCATCTACGCTATACAGGAAAATGAACGGAATTTCGGACTTTACGAGGAAAGAGATCCAAGAGATCAGAGACGAGCTCGGCTTAGATGCAAATACAGTAGATCAGATTTTTTTTGCAGATGTGGTTGCGTAAATGCAACTCGTGGAGGGATTATATGCGGTACATAAAAAGAGCACTGCGAAACCTTGCGCTGCTGCTTGCCGGAGCGCTATTCGGCTGCGGCGTGTGCGCCGGGGTGGCGTGGTTGGTACAGCAGATTCGCGCAGGGACGGAGACGGTGCAGCATCTGGTGTGTTTGCCGGTGGCGCTGCTGATCGCAGTGCTGGCACTGGCGGCGCTGGAAAAGGAGGGGTAACGATGCTGGCGGCAATTGCTTACCGGACGGAGGACGGCGGCTTTATCTCCGCCGCGCCGTTTGAAATCAAGCGCCCCGAGGAGGGCGAGGAAAAGCTTGCGGCGTTCGCGCGCTGGGCCGCCGAACGCTACCGGAAAGAGGCAGAAGAGAAAAAGGAGGAAAGAGCGTGAGAATAACAGGAGCGAAGCGGAAACTAGTGTTGACACTGGAAGAGTGGCTGCGGATCAAGTGGGCTGTGGAGCGGGATACAATCCGAATCCGGATGGAACAGCAGTCATACGAATCTATCTTGAAAACGTTCAGAAAGGGCGAAGGGACCGTAACGGAGGATATTGCCGAAGCGGGCGTGAAGCGCTGCGAGGAAGAAATCAATTTGGCAAAGATGCTGATAGATAAGATCGAAATGGCGGAGATTCTGCCGAGGGAGGATGAGACAACATGAGCGACGTGGAGTTTATCACGGGAGTCAATCACCAGAGAGCGCGGGAGCGCGAATGGGAAGCACGCAGAGCCGAGAGGGACGGCCTGCGGGAAAAGAGAGAACGGGTGCGTCGGACGGCACTCTCCGTCTGCTGGCTGGCAGGGGCGTTTTTGTCCGGCATGGCGCTGGTGCTGCTGGCCTTGGAGCTGGCCGGTGCGGCGCTGGCCTTCGGCGGAGCGGCGGCGATCAGCGCTGTACTGGGGAGTGTGCTGTATGAGCTGTGAGGATATTGTCAGGGCGCTTCGAGCGAAGCTGCCGGAAAACGAAATTTAAGGAGGAAACAATAATGGGAAACAAAAGCGAGCAGTATTACATCATTCGGTGCGATCGGGCGGGCGTATTCTTCGCAAAGATCGCGGAGCGCAGAGGTGCCGAGGCAGATCTGGTTGATTGCAGAAGGCTGTGGTATTGGGATGGAGCGGCGAGCTTGTCACAGCTCGCAACGGAGGGGGTGAAAGCACCGGAAAACTGCAAGTTTACGGTAACGATACCGGCAATGACGGTACTCGGAATTATTGAGATCATCCCTTGCACCGACGAGGCGGTGCGGAGCATCAATGGAGTAAGAGTATGGAAACGATAAAAATCAAAGAGTTTCTGGCCGCGCGATCCGGCTCCGGCTCCGGCTACGGCTACGGCGACGGATACGGCGACGGCGACGGCATTAAAAAGTACGACGGAGAAGATGTACATATGATCGATGGTGTGCAGACGATCATAACGGCGGTACACGGGGACATTGCGAAGGGCTTTATCCTGCAAGGCGATCTGACGCTGATGCCATGCTTCATCGCGAAAGTTGAAGACTGCTTCGCGCACGGGGAGACGGTGCGTCAGGCTGTGACGGATGCGCGCGATAAGGCGTTTGAGGGCCTGCCGCAGGAGGAGCGGATCACCGTATTTCTGGATGCGATCAAGCCGAATACAGAGTATCCGGTAATGACGCTGTACGACTGGCATCACCGGATGACTGGGAGCTGCGAGGCCGGGCGAAAGGCATTTGCGAAGGATCACGGAATCGACCTGAGCGCATATATGACGCGCGAGGCATTCTTTGAGCTGACCAAGGATGCCTATGGCGGGAGCGTGATCCGCGAGGCAATGCGGATCGCTGAGCGCGAGAAAGATGGCGAGTAACGGGAAAATTCCGGTGGAGCTGACGCCGGAGCAGATGGCTGACTTGATCGATGCGGCTACACGGGCCGCTGAACAGGATCAGGAGGACGCGGAGATACTGTGCAGCCAGCCACATATCGATCGTGAGATCGTCGAGTTGGTGCTGGAGACGCGCAAGCGCCTGCTGACGCTGGCGGCGTGGATGCAGCATTTGTGGGAGGAGGCCGTGGACGAATGATGCGGTACGCACCGAAAACAAAGCCGATCCCGCCTACCTGCGGGAGAGACTGCCCGGGACGTGCGCCGGGATGCAGCGCAATGTGCTGCTCATGGATGCTGTATCAGTCCATCCGGGAGCACATCTATCAAAAGCAGCTCGCAGAGAAGCACGCGCAGGAGCTGAATTTCGTGGCGCAGCGGGAGATCGCGCACGCCGGGAGGAAAGTAAGGAAGGGGCATTTGTATGCGGCAAAATAGCACCGATTACCAGGGAGAGCGGGCACCGCGCAGGCCGTGCGTGATCGCGCAGGCCGGGTACACAGGGAAAAATTATTACGCCGTCGCGTACCGCAATCAGAGCATTACAGTACGCGCGGGAGACGAGCTGGCCGCGATCTTTACGGCGGCCAAGCACTGGGGCTACAAATGGAGCGCGCCGGAGTACCATCAAAACGCCAAGGCGATAAAGCTCCACTATAAGCCGGAGTTCCTGATCGGATAAAAAATGCCCTCGCCCGGTTGCCGCCGGACGAGGGCGGAGAAGCCTACACTCCCCCATGACAAGTTACAAGGAGAGTATAACATGAACAACAGATTTTTGCAAGAGGCAACGAAAAGCATCCGCGCTGACGACAGGGAGGGATGAGGCACGATGTTGACGCATCTGAGCCTGTTTACAGGGATCGGCGGGCTGGATCTAGCTGCCGAGTGGGCAGGCTTTACAACCGTCGGGCAATGCGAGTTTGCCGACTACCCGACGAAGGTGCTGAAAAAGCACTGGCCGGACGTGCCGCGCTGGCGTGATGTCCGGACGCTGACAAAGGAGAGTTTTTATGAGCGGACAGGACTGCGAACAGTTGATGTTCTCTCTGGGGGATTCCCCTGCCAGCCCTTCTCCGTGGCTGGAAAGCAGAAGGGAAAGGGGGATGATCGTTACCTCTGGCCGGAGATGCTGCGAGTTATCCGAGAACTGCGCCCGCGTTGCGTTATCGGTGAAAATGTACCTGGAATCCTCCGCATTGCCGCCGGGCAGGTGGTCAAGGATCTGGAGCGTGCAGGCTATCACGTCGTCGTGTTTAATTTTGAGGCTGCGGCTGTCGGAGCTTGGCACAGAAGATCGAGGGTCTTTTTCGTCGGCATCGCAGATGTGGCCGACGCCGCGTGCGAACGAATACAAAGACACGCTGCAATCTGTGCCGCCAAGCCGGCAGAAAGATCCGGGCAAATGCAATCTGACGCAGAGAGTGGCAATGAATCTGTTTACGACGCCATGTGCAGCGGATGCGCAGGGGACACACGGCGGGAACAATCACAGGAGTTTGCGGACGGACGTTGCTGGGCAGCTGAACCCGACGTGGGTAGAGTGGCTCATGGGATTCCCGCCAGGGTGGACAGACTTAAATGCCTCGGAAACGCAGTAGTGCCGCAGCAGGCATACCCGATTTTTAAGGCATTGATGGAGGAGCTGAACCGATGGACTTAGAACAAACCGCGATTGAGAGGCTCAAGGTGGCCTCGGAATGGAGGATATATGAAAGAAAATGAAATCGTGCAGGCGCTGCGGTGCTGCGCGAAGAGGATTGGACACGACGACGCGTGCGAAAACTGCAAGGTCGGAGAAATCCAAGATCGGCGGGAATACATCGAGTTTGCGGCTGCTAACGTGATCGAGCGCCTGACCGCCGAGAACGCGGCGCTGCGGGAGAAGCAGCGGTGGATTCCGGTGACAGAGCGGATGCCGGAGGAACGAGTTCTTGTAAACGTTTTGTGGGTGAACAGAGCGCCAGAACCGTATTACGAAAAAATAAAGGACGTTCCGTTTTCTGGTACTGCGTGTTTTTACAGAGGGAACTGGTATTGGGATTCACCTGTAGTCCTAGACCTGTTGGCGGAATACGGAAACGATAATTTTGATTTGGTAGACGATGCAGTGGAGATCACCCACTGGACGCCGCTGCCGGGAGAGCCGGCGGAAGGAGAAAAGGCATGAGCTACAATATTTCGTTCAAGGTCAAAGTCGAAGGAGTTGATACCTACGTCCCAGTTGGTACGTGCGACGCAAATATAACGTGGAACGTCCGGAAAATTATAGAGAAGTCGACGGGGCTGGAATGGAAGAACTGCCAGAACAACGGGCTTTGCGTGGACGTAATTCCGAAAATCGAGGTTGGCTTGAGAAATTTGGAGCAGAACCCCGACAAATTCGAAGAATACGAAGAATCGAACGGATGGGGAACGGTAAAAGGGACAGCACAATTCTTCCGGAACATTCTTAACGATTGGAATGATTTCCAGCAATGGTATGAAGAGCTTGTTCCGGTTGCGACGTTTTGGATTGAATAGGAGGGGCTATGGAACGACTAACGTTTGAAGGCAACTTCTGCGATATTGCACAGTGCCGCGATGTTCCGGGAGGAAGCTTCTGCGAGGATGGCTCGTGCAGCCAGAAGAAGGTTTGGACGCGGCTGAAATCATACGAGGACACGGGTCTGACGCCAAAAGAGGTAACTGCGCAAGGAGAGCTGTTCGATTACGCGCTTAAAGAATCAAAAACGCTGGCTGAACAGCTTACATTGCTCAAGCACATCCGCGAGCTTGCCGAAGCAGAGAAAGACGGGCGCGTGGTGGTGCTGCCGTGCAAGGTGGGGGATACGATATGGCGCTTAAAACGGACGTTTGAAACGTACCCGGATAGAAGCAAGCCATACGTCGAGCCTGACGCCTTCCTTTTGCAAGATGTCTGGGATGCCGGAAAAACCGTATTTTGACCCGCGAGGAAGCAGAGAAGGCCTTGGAGGCGATGAAAGATGGCTGAAACATACTGTACCGCATTTATGGAGGACTTGCCTCCTGAAAAGCAGGCTGAGGGGCTGGGCGTTCAGGCCGCCGTAATCCTAGGCGAATGCTTCCGGTGCAAAGACTATGCACGATGCTCCACAGACGAGACGTTCAAGTTCCCGGCAGATGCCGCCTGCATGGTGCGCAGAGATATGGTTTTGAAGGAATGGGGATTGGAGGACAAGAAGGATGGCAACGAAACGAGTATGTGCCCGCTGCGGGGCGGAGATAAACCCCACAAGCTCTGCGACGTATGTAAACGTACGAAGCGCGTTCCATGGGCAATCACCTGATATTGAGCTTTGCTGCTCCTGCGCGATGCAAATCAAAGAATGGCTTAAGCCGCGTGTAGAGGAGGGCAAGAAAGATGGCTAAGTGCATAACCAAAGCGCAGTTGAGCCAGCTCTATCAGACTCAGCTCTTCGATAACGACGAATATCTGAGACTCTTAAAAGAGTTTGCAGGGATAGAATCCCGGCCGACCACGGAGTACAACCACTACGACGAAAATGGTGAGTTTATTGGTAGCAGCGTGGACACCGGTCTTTGTGACCTGCTGGACGAGGCTGGTGTGGAGGTGCGGGACGATGGGGCAACATAAGCACAACCCGACCGCTATTGCGGCGGCAAAAGGCGAGCTGCCGCAAAAGAAGCGAGAGCCGCAGCTGACCAAGAGGCAGGCAGAAGTGCTGCTACGGAAGAAAATCCTCGATCTGATACCTGGATCGTTTGCTCTTCCGGATGGAATGAAAGAAATACTTGCAAATGGAGGAACACCATATGTCTAGATCTGTAAATGAAGTTCTTTTCGGAGCGGTCAAGAACAAACTGCAAACGGCGCGCGAATCATATGCCGTATATCGATCCACAATGGAGGACTTGAACCAGCTGTTAAAGGATATGATCGACTATGCGGTAAAAAACAACTGGAACCTCCAAGAACCGTCCGATTATGACATTGAAGGTTATTTGTATGATGGCAAGCCGGAAATCGATGAGGTCATGAAAAAGATCATAGAGATGTTCGGGGTACCAGAGGGTGAACTTTGAAATGTCCGGTTACATCAAAGACAAAAATGTAGGAGAATAGAAAATGGATGCTGTGGAGTATTTCAAAGCATATGCGAGAATGTGCGATTATTTTGATTCTAAGAACAACATCACGGGAAAACCGTGTGTAGGCTGTCCGCTTGACGATATTGGACGCGGATGCCATATGAACGATCTCACCAACAACGAAGAGAAATGTGTTGCTGCGGTCGAGAAGTGGGCAAAAGAGCATCCTGTTAAAACGAGGCAGAGCGAGTTTTTGAAGATGTTCCCGAATGCGAGAATTGAAAGTGACGGGATGCCCTCTATTTGTCCGATCGTCGTAGATAAAAGATGTCACAATAAAGACGACGATGCTCTCTTCTGCCTTGTGAGAGACGATGAAGAATGCAGAAAATGTCGCCGTGATTTTTGGCTGGCAGAGATTAAGGACGGTGAGACATGATGGACAAGCAGCTGATTTACAGGGAAGACGCGCTCGAAATCGTGCGCCGGACATCAGGGGACTATGCTGCGGCGTTTGCAGAAATCAGGAAGCTGCCCGCCGCCGACGTTGCAGAGGTGGCGCACGCAAGATGGGAACGGATAAATTCCAACTGGCGTTGCACAAGATGCAATAGGGGCTATAGAATCACGTTCGGCGCTCCAATGGCGAGTAGTTTCGCCTACTGCCCCAATTGCGGTGCGATGATGGATGGAGGTTGCGAAAATGCCTGAAAGAGATATGCAGAGCGCAGATGCTTGCACCAACAAGAATAAAATTAAGACCAACTTTGCCAAAATCTTTGTTTGTGGATCGGCTGAAAAGCCGTATTACAACATTCTGTATTTTGACCCGGTAGATAAAAAATGGCACGTTGGGTTCGGCTCGTTTTACCTTTCGTATGTGTTCAAGTGGCTATCGGAAGAATTTGAAATTGAAGATGAACCCGCCGCCGACGTTGCGGAGGTGGTGCGGTGCAAGGACTGTAAGCATCGGACGGAATATGGAAACTGCGGGCATCCACGGCAAAAAGGTGTTTTGCCATCGGCGTATCCATTCGATTTTTGCAGCTACGGGGAGGCAGGACGATCGGGCTGCGGCGCGATGATGGAGGACACAAATGAGTGATAAATACATCCTACGTTCCGGCGCAATCGATGCGATCAAGCGGAACAGCGGGACTTTGTATACGAGAGAAGCGGAGTTTCTGCTTCAAAAAGTCATTTTTCTGCTCAAAAATGCTCCCGCAGCTGATGCTGTGCCGGTGGTGCGGTGCAAGGACTGCGACGCCTGGAAAAGAAACGTTGGCATTGTCGACAGCCCGAACGGGCACTGTTTCGAGCACGATATTGATACAAACGGGCAGGATTTCTGCAGTTGGGGCGCGACCGAATGAGAGGGCTGAGATTTGAATCGATGGCGGATATGCCGCCGAGGATGCGGGAGCTTTACGCGAAGCAGGCGCGCGACCTCTCAGGCGCTGCGGCGCCAGCTCCCCTTGCGAAGGGGAGCCAAGGGAAACCGAAATACGGAAGCCAGAAGGCAGAGCGCGGCGCGGTGCGCTTCGACAGCCTGAAAGAGGCGCGGCGGTACGACGAGCTGATGGTGATGCTCCGCGCGGAGATCATTACAGATCTGCGATTGCAGCCGCAGTTTACGCTGCAGGAGAGCTATCTCACAGAGAACGGTAAGCGCATCCGCGCGATCCGCTACACGGCGGACTTTTCTTACCGCTTCGGCGGGAAGCTGGTGGTGGAGGATGTAAAGTCCAAGGCCACGCGCACCAAGGAGTACCTGCGCAACAAAAAAATGATGCGATCCCAATACGGGATCGATATACAGGAGGTGTAGGGATGGCAGAGGATGAAAAGCGCTGCACGCTGCCGAAGTCGGCGCGATGCTGCATGATGGAGTACGCGGGCGACGAGGCCTGCACGCACTGCGGATGGCAGCCGGAGGAGCGGGCACGCAGAAAGGCACTGCCGCTCACGGAGGATGAAAACGGCGTGCGGAGAAAGCACGTCGGAAAGATCAATGAGGCAGAAAGCCGGGAGAACTGATTTTTTGATGGACTTATGCCTGCGCACTGTGCCATGAGGTGCGCAGGAGGGAGACCCGGCTTAAGGCTCCGGGCGCGGCAGCTGCAAAGGCCGCGCCCGGGTAAAAAATGAGGAGTGGATAGTATGCCGACGATGATAACAATGCAGTGCGCACACTGCGGGAAGGTATTCCAGCGCGAGCTGCACAGGATGAATCATGCAAAAAAGTTTTATTGCAGTCAGACGTGCGCGGAAAAACAGGTGGCGCAGGACCGCGAGGGCGTTCCGTTCGAAAAGAAAAATTTCCCGACGAAGACGCGCATCCGGATCATGACAAGGATACCGGTATTCCAGAAGCTTCAGCCCAAGGTAGGCGCAGTGTATGATGCGCTGAAATTTGAGGCAAGGTACGGCGGACACGGAGGATATGTGATCGAGTCCGGCGGGAAGAAGATCAATGTGCGGCTGGACGAGGCAGTGGAGATATGACTGCACGCTGAACGCATGGCCGGAGGCTCCGGCTATGCTTTGAACGGGCAGAACAGGAGGGGTCGCTATGAACATTGCGTATAACATGGACTGTATGGAGTATATGCGGACACTGCCGGATAAAGCATTTGATTTGGCAGTGGTGGACCCTCCATACAGAGACGCTGCCGAGAACGCGCCAACGAAGGACATGAGAAGGAATGGATCGCTCGCCTGCTTTGGAGATAAGCCGAGTGAGGAATACTTTGCGGAGCTGAAAAGAGTAAGCAAAGAGCAAATCGTGTGGGGGGCAAATAACTTCGGATTGCCCGCGTACAAAGGGTTTATTGTGTGGGAAAAGCTAACAATCTCCGAGAATTTTACGATGTCGCAGGCGGAAATTGCGGCGATATCAGAAGGGCTTGGGACGACGAGCAAAATTTTCAAGGCTGCACCGCAAGGGACAAAGGACGATAAGCGCATCCACCCAACACAAAAGCCCATTGCGCTTTATGCGTGGATCTTCGCCCGGTATGCAAAGCCGGGCGACAAGATTCTTGATACGCACCTTGGCAGCGGAAGCAGCCGGATCGCTGCATATGATGCAGGGCTGGATTTTGTGGGGTGCGAGATCGATAAGGATTATTTTGCAGCACAAGAGGAGCGTTTCGCCGCGCATACGGCGCAGCTATCACTGTTTGCATAAAGGATGATGGAGTATGGCAAAAAGGCACAAGCGGCGGATATTCGCCGGGGCGGTATGCACGCAGATCGTCTACAACGTAAACGAACAGGCGGATATCAAGAGCAGCAAGCCGAGAAAGCCGCGCTTCGCCACGCAGGCTGAGCGAGACGAATTCAACTCCAAAATTTCAGCGGGCAAATTTGCGGCGCTTATAAACGCCAACTTCGGCCCGACAAGCCTCTACTCCACGCTGACACTCAGCGCGGAGTTTGAGGCGCATACCGTGGAAGAGATCAAGCGCATCCGCGACAACTACTGGCGCAGGCTTACATACCGATACCCGGAGGCAAAGATCGTGATGGTATACGGGCGCGGAAAATCTACGAACCGCTTCCACATCCACATGATCTCCGAAGGCATTCCGGAGGACGCCATTGCGAAGCTGTGGGGCCTCGGAAGCGTGGTCGAGAGCAAGCACCTTCGCAAGCACAACTATTATGTAAACCAAAACGGCGAAAAGGTAGATCATGGGCAGGATTACACGGCGCTGGCGAACTACCTGCACAGTCACTGGCGGAAGGAGTTCGGGGGCCACAGATACAAGGCAAGCCGCACCTGCACCAAGCCGGAGCCGGAACCTGCGACCGAGGCCGTGCGGGAGTACAGCCCGGAGCATCCGCCGGTCGCCCCGCGCGGCTATGTGCTCGTCGAGGCCAGAGCCACACAGTACGGATACCAATACTATAAATATGTATTCGATCCCCAAAGGATGAAAAATTGAAGCGGACGGGAGCCGCTTAAATCTTGCCTTGTAAATGTGTAGGGTTTAAAGACGAAGCAGAAAGGAAGTGGGAAAGTGTCAAAGCCGAGATACTGGTGGTACTGGAACGTCTGCCGCACCATCGGCGAATTCCCGAAACTGGACAGTCAGGTTCGGGACATGAGCCGTCAGAAGATCACGCCGGGGTATTCTGCACAGACGGGCGGGCATCCATCCGGGCGCGCCGTCGAGGATATCGCTGTGCGCGTTTTATCTTCGCGGGAGTACGAGGACTATGCTGCCGTGCAAGCCGCGATCAATACCGCACAGACATGGCGGGACGGAGCCGATGTGCTGGAGATCGTGCGCCTGCACGCATGGATCTGGCCGAGGGAAAGCCTGGAATCCGCCGCGCGCCGGGTGCATATCAGCCAGTCGACAGCCAAGCGCATGTACAGCCGTTTTGTATACGAAGCGGCGCGGGAGCTTGGCTATCGCAAAAATTGAGCCAACAGGGCCAAAAAAATGTGCTACAGTGATAGCGTGAAGAATTGGAGGGAACAGGATGCAGCCATGGGCCGCGCGCTTTTACGCATCCGCGCGCTGGAAGAAATGCCGCGCCGGGTATATCAAGTTCCGCCGGACCATCGACGGCGGGCTCTGCGAAGAGTGCCGGGACAAGCCGGGCTATATCGTCCATCACAAACGGGCGCTCACGCCGGACAACATCACAGACCCGGACGTCAGCCTGTCCTACTCCAACCTCGAGTTCGTCTGCAAGGACTGCCACGATCAGTTTGACGGGCACGGCGTCGCAAAAGCTCTGACGCAAAAAATTTTCTTCGACGCCGCCGGCGACCCAATCCCCCCGTAGCGCGAGGCCGGGGCGTCGGCTGAATCACCGCGTGCCCTACCTCGGAAGAATACGCAGGCCGTTCGCGAGGCCCCCCTACAAAAGCGCGGTGATAAGTAATCTACGCGCACGCGCGGACAGACGGCAAAAATCACGTGAAAAGGAGGCGGTTTTTGTGGCGAACAGGCAGGAAAAGACAAAAGAACAGCGTATCCGCGCCGAGAAGACCAGACTCCGGAGGATCTACAAGCTTCTGCCGAAGGAAGCGGCCGGGACTGTCGCAGGCCTCATCGATCAGGCAGCCTTTATGCGCATCGAGTGCGAGGACATGGCGGACGACCTGCGGGAAAACGGCTGGACGGAGAAATTCCAGCAGTCGGAGCGGCTCGAGCCATATGACCGAGCCCGGCCGATCGGGCAGGCGTACAACTCAACGAACGCGAACTACCAGAAGATCATCAAGCAGCTCACGGCGCTCCTGCCGAAGCCGGACACCGCGCCGAAGCAGGAGGATGACGGCTTCGGCAGCTTCGTCCGGGAGCGTGACGAGGAATGAAACTCACGCGCTACCCGGAGGCCTACAACCCCATCCTCGAATACTGGCAGGCCATACAGGACGGCCGCGAAGTCGTCAGCCTGAAAGTTCAGAAGACCTACCGGTACGTTGTAGAGCAGCTGGAAAACACGGATTCCGAGTTTTATTATTCCCCGCGCCGGGCAAACCACGTCCTCGAATTTTTTGAAAACTACTGCCACCACTCCAAGGGCAAGGCGGGCGGCCAGCTCGTCCGACTGGAGCTATGGGAAAAAGCGCTGCTGGCGACCGTCTTCGGGTTTATCGACATCGAGGGAAACCGGCAGTACCGCGAGGCCATCCTCATCGTCGGAAAGAAGAACGGCAAATCGCTGCTGGCATCCGGCGTCGGCCTGTATTTACAGACGGCGGACGGCGAGGCTGGCCCAGAGGTTTACGCCGTGGCAACCAAGCGAGACCAGGCGAAGATCATCTGGCAGGAAGCAAAGCGGATGGTCAAAAAGTCACCGGCGCTCTGCCACCGGATGCGCAGTCTGGTCGCCGAGCTGGACAGCGATTTTAACGACGGTGTTTTCAAGCCGCTGGCCTCTGACAGCGACACCCTAGACGGCCTCAACATCCACGGGGCCATGATGGATGAGATCCACCAGTGGAAGAGCGGGCGCGCACTGTACGACATTATCGCCGACGGCGTGACGGCCCGTGAGCAGCCGCTGATCTTTATCACCTCCACCGCGGGCACCATCCGCGAGGACATCTACGACGAAAAATACGAAGAAGCCGAGCGCATCATCAACGGCTACGAAGATCCGGACGGGTACCACGACCCGCGCCGGATCGCGTTTATTTACGAGCTCGACAAGCGCAGCGAATGGACAGACCAGGACTGCTGGAAAAAGGCAAATCCGGGCCTCGGGACGATCAAGAGCTACACGGCGCTGAAAGAGCGGGTAGAGAGGGCCGAGAAAAACCCGGCCCTCGTCCGCAACCTCGTCTGCAAGGATTTCAACATCCGCGAGACCTCCAGCGAAGCCTGGCTCAATTTTGAGCAGCTGGACAATCGAGACACCTTCCAGCTCGACAAGGAAAACCGCCGCCTGATCTGGCAGCACCACATGGCGGACGGCAAGACGCAGGAGCGCGTGCTTTCCTACCCGCGATACGGCATCGGCGGGGCCGACCTATCCAAGACAACCGACCTCACAGCGGGCAAGGTGATCTTCCAGGTGCCGGAGCTGCCGGACATCCTGTTTGTGCTCTCCATGTACTGGCTGCCGCAGGATCTCTTGGAGAAACGCGTAACGGAGGACAAGATCCCATACGACAAGTGGCACGAGCGCGGGCTGCTCCGATTGTCCGAGGGAAACAAGATCCGCTATGAGGATGTAAAAGCATGGTTTATCGAGGTACAGGAAGACCTCGATATTTTTATCCCATTTATCGGCTACGACGCATGGTCGGCGTCTTACTGGACGGACAGCATGGCGGACTACTTTGGAGCAGAGGCCATGATCCCCGTGCATCAGGGTGTGAAAACGCTTTCCGAGCCGATGAAGCGCTGCGGGAACGATCTGGAGTCCAAGCGGATCGTCTACAACAACAACCCGATTGACAAGTGGTGCATGGCAAACACCGCCTACGACGAGGACAAAAACGGCAATATCCAGCCGCACAAAACGAGCAAGTCCACGCGCCGCATTGACGGAACGGCGGCCCTGCTCGATGCCTACACGATCTACGATCAGAAGCAGGCAGAATACACAAGTATGCTCTAGGAGTGAGACAATGGGATTTTTGAAAAACCTCCTGACGAATATCACGACCACCAAGCGCGTTTCGACCGTGCAGATGGTGCAGGAACGCGGGAATGGCTTTTACAGCTACAACGGCAAAATGTATCAGTCCGATATCGTCCGCGCATGCATCCGGCCAAAGATCAAGGCCATCGGCAAGCTGACGGCAAAGCACATCCGGGAGACCATCACCGCCCAGACGCGGAAGATCGCCATAAACCCGGAGCCGTACATCCGGTTTCTGCTCGAAGAGCCGAACCAGTACATGACAGGCCAGCTGCTGCAGGAGAAGCTGGCCGCGCAGCTGGTCCTCAACAACAACGCCTTCGCCGTGATCCTGCGGGATGAAAACGGCCTGCCGAACGCCATTTTTCCGGTCGCAGCCATGCAGGCAGACGCTGTCTATGACGCTGTCGGGAATCTGTACCTGAAATTTTACATGCAGAACGGCAATGTGCTTACGTTTGCATACGACGATGTGATCCACCTGCGTGGGGATTTTTACGAAAACGACATTTTCGGCGATCCCATTGCTCCGGCCATTGTGCCGCTGATGGAGATCGTCACAACGACGGATCAGGGCATTGTAAAGGCCATCCGAAACAGCGCCGTCATTCGCTGGTTGCTGATGTTCGCCGCGTCCATGCGCCCGGAGGACGTGAAGCAGCGCGCGCAGGACTTTGCGGACAGTTTCCTGAACGTGACTAACGGAACGGGCGTTGCAGCAGTAGACGCAAAGGCAGAGGCGAAGCAGATTGACCCCAAGGATTACGTCCCGAACGCCGCCCAGATGGACAAAACCACGCAGCGCATCTACGCCCTGTTTAACACCAACCCGCATATCGTCACGTCGATCGCGACGGAGGACGAACAGAGCGCGTATTTTGACGCCGAGATCGAGCCAGTGCTGAAGCAGCTCAGCGGCGAGTACACCCGCAAGCTATTCTCCCGGCGCGAGCGCGGCTGCGGGAATCGCATCGTATTCGAGGCCTCCGCGTGGGACTTCGCGTCGACCGCGACAAAGCTCAATCTCTTGCAGCTGGTCGACCGAGGCGCGCTGACGCCGAATGAATGGCGGCGTGCGTTCAATCTTGCACCGGTAGACGGCGGAGACAAGCCGATCCGCAGGCTGGACACGCAACCGGTCGACCGGAACACTACGCAGAAAGGAGATGAAACCACATGAAGATCAGCATTCGCGGGCCGATCGTATCCAGCAACCAGCACCGCTTCTACCAGTGGTACGGTATGGAGGCGACAAGCCCAAAATCCGTAGCCGAAGCACTTGCCAAGGGAAACGGCGAGCGGGCCGAAGTCGAGATCAATTCCGGCGGCGGCGAGATCTTCGCCGCAAGCGAGATCTATACCGCCCTGCGCAACTACGCAGGCGGCGTGATCGTCCGAATCGTCGGACTCGCAGCTTCGGCCGCGTCCATCATCGCCATGGCGGGCGAGTCGGAAATGACACCGACCGGCATGATGATGATCCACAACGTCCAGTCCAGCGCCGACGGCGACTACCGCCAGATGGAGCACACCGCCGGCGTTCTGCGCGACGCCAACCACGCCATTATCTCGGCCTACGTCGCAAAGACCGGCAGGCCGGAGGCGGAGATTGCCGCCATGATGGACGCAGAAACATGGATCACAGCGGAGCGGGCCGTAGAACTCGGACTCGTTGACCGCGTGATGCAGCCGGATACCGGCCAGAAGCCGCTCGCGGCGGACTTCTACTCCGGAATGCTCAGCGAGGACGCGCTCAAACGCGCGGAAAACTTTTTAAAAGATCAGGCGGCAGAGCCTGATTTTTTTATGCCCGAACGGGCGCAGGCAGAAGCAAAACTGAAATTTTTAAAACTCAAAGGAGAACTGAAATGACAAAGGAAATTTACAACATCCAGCGCCAGAAGCTCATGGACGACGCCCAGAAGCTGCTGGACGAAAGCAAGACCGCAGAGGCGCAGGCCAAGATGAAAGAAGTCGAGGCCCTCGACGCCAAGTTTGAGGAGGAAGCCAGGATCCAGGCGAACCTCAACGCCCTCGCAGGCCAGAAGGTTGCGGCACCGGCTGCGGCGGCACAGTCCGTCGACCTGTCCGGCCAGAAAAAGGCCGAGGACGTGATCAACCGCTACGATACCCCGGAGTACAAGGTGGCCTTTATGAACTACGTGCTGAAGGGCACGCAGATCCCGCAGGAGCTGACCAACGCGGACGCAAACACGAAGACCTCCGACGTAGGCGCGGCCATCCCGACGTCCACGCTCCAGAAGATCTACGAGAAGATCGAGTCGATCGGCATGATCCTGCCGCGCGTGACGCACACCTCCTACAAGGGCGGCGTGACCGTCCCAACCAGCTCGGCCAAGCCGACGGCCTCCTGGGTTGCTGAGGGCGCAGGCTCCGACAAGCAGAAAAAAGCGATCGGCTCCATCACGTTCGCCTACCACAAGCTGCGCTGCGCGATCTCCATGTCGCTCGAAGTGTCCATCGTAACCTACCCGATGTTTGAAACGCAGTTCGTCGCGAACGTAGCGGAAGCGATGGTCAAGACGGAGGAGCAGTCCGTTATCAGCGGATCCGGCTCCGGCCAGCCGAAGGGCATCACAAAGGAAACCGTCGTGACCGGCCAGAACATCGACATTGCCGCCGCAACGACCGCGCTGACCTACAAGGATCTCACCGCAGCCGAGGCGGCGCTGCCGCAGGCCTACGACGCGGGCGCGGTATGGTGCATGACGAAGAAAACGTTCTTCGAGCAGATCGTCGGCATGGTCGACAGCGACGGTCAGCCCGTCGCCCGCACCAACTACGGCACGAACGGCAAGCCGGTTTATTCGCTCTTTGGCCGCGAGGTCGTCCTCGTCGGCGACTATCTGCCGTCCTTTGCCGCAAGCGTGACCGCAGACACGATTTTTGCCTTTATCTTCGATTTCAAGGACTACCTCTGGAACGAAAACCTTGGCATGACCTTCCGCCACTACACCGACAACGAGACCGACGATGAAGTGACCGTCGCGCTGGCACTTGTCGACGGCAAGTGTGTCGACACGAACAGCCTCGTCACGATGACCAAGAAGAAGGCCTGACGGCGCGAGGCCAACAGGGAGGGATGACCATTGGCTTTGATCAACGTTGCAAAAACCGCCCTGCGGCTGACCACAAACGCCCTTGACGACGAGCTCGCCGACGAGATCGACGCCTGCCTCCTGCGCCTGCACATTGCGGGAGCGGAGGGGGCGGACGAAGACCCGCTGGTAAAAGACGCCGTCCGAGCCTTCGTCCGCTGGCAGCATGACTTCTGCGGCCGCGGCGACGAATGGAAGACGTGCTTTGAGGAGCTGCGCGACGCGATGGGCCTGTCCGACGACTATTCGCCGGGCGCCGGGGGAGGGGGCGCGTGCTGTGATCCTTGATACGCAAATAACGCTGCGCCTGCTCTCCTACCCTATCGTCAACGGCCAGACGGCGGAAAAGCTCGAGCGGGAGACCACCGTCTGGGCTGCCCGCAAATCCGTAAACCGCGCCGAGTATTATCAGGCCGCGCAAGCCGGCAAGCGTACGGACGCAATTTTCCGCATGCACAGCGCGGAATACGGAGGCGAGCAGCAGCTCGTCTGCGGCTCCGACGTATTTGACGTCGTCCGCAGCTACGGGCAGGAAACAGAGGAAATCGAGCTGACCTGCAAACGGAGGGACGGCGCATGATGATCTATGAGGCGCTATCAAGCCTGGGCGTTCCGGTATGCCACCCGCCCTATAAGGGCGCGGAGGAAACCTACATCACATATCAGCTGCTCGGCCAGTCCGGGCAGATCTACGCCGAGGGCGGCGAGGCCGAGACCGGCGTGCAGTACGCCGTTTCCATCTTCGCCGAGGGATTTGCCGCAGAACTTTTAAAGCGCGTAAAAGCCAAACTGGAGGCCGCAGGCTACATCGCCACCGTCGACATGGAGACCTACGACAAGGAAACGGGCCGCACGCAGATCGCGCTCATCGCCGAGACGGAGGGCGCGACCTATGGCTAATATCTCCATCACCGGCGCCGACGAGCTCATGGCCACGCTCCAAAAAGCGAATGTCTTTGACGAGGACTTGCAGCAGGAGCTCCTGTACGCCGCCGGGGATATCATCGTCGAGGAACTGCAAAAAATGGTAAAGGCGAGCGGGTTTCAGACCGAGGCATATGCATCCAGCGTGAAATACCGCAAAACCATCAAGCAGGACAAAAACGGAGATCCGTATATCACCATCACGGCAGTCGGAAAAAACGAGCACGGAACGCGCAGAGCGACCGTGCTTTTTGTTTTGAATTACGGCCGCAGTGCGGAATACGGAAAAATCAACGGGACTTATTTCTGGACAAAGGGTGTCCGCAGCGCGCAGAAGCGCGTGAACGCGGAACTCGAAAAAATCCTCACACAAAAGCTGAAAGAAAGGGGCTTAATGTAATGCCTAGTTTTGACTTACGCGGCATCCGGGCGGGAAAGTATAAAAACACGTCCGGCACCGTGACCTACACAGAGCCGACCGACGTCGGCGACGCCATGAGCGCGCAGCTGGAACTCAAGTTCGCCGAGGGACGCCTGTACGCAGAATCCAAGCTTGCCGAATATATCAAGCTTGCCACCGGCGGCACGATCTCGCTGGCTGTAAAGTACATCAAAAAGGCCGCACAGGCCATGCTCTACGGCTGCACATCCGATACGAGCAAGGAAAATCTGAAATTCTCGGCAAAAGACATCGCAAACTATGTCGGCGTCGGCTTTTACGCGCCGGATAAGATCGACGGCGTGACCAAATACACCTGCGTTTGGGTGCCGAAAGCGCTGTTCGGCCCGCCCTCGCTGAGCTACCAGACCAAGGGCGAGAACATCCAGTTCAACACGCCAACCACGACCGGCGAATTCCTCGCGGACGATTCCGCCAACGAGTTGCTGCTCGAGACAGAGGCCGTCGACACCGCGGCGGAGGCCGGTGCCTGGATCAAGGGAAAGTTGGGTGAGACCTGATGGAGACGACCAAGCCGAAAACCGTAGACTATGAGTACGAGGGCCAAAAATACAGGCTCACATGCAACATGGCGGTAATTGGCGACGTGCAGGAGGCGTATAACGGGAAGCTTCTGCAAGCGCTCAACCAAACCGGAGGGTACAAGAGCACGCTCACATTTTTGGCGGCCATGTTGACAGATGCGGCGGACTCTCAGGGAATCAAGGACGAGGACGGCCTACCGTTGGTGTTTACCGCGCGGGAGGTAGGCCGCAAGCTCACGCTGCGGGAGGTAAACGAAGTCGGACGGCAGATCTGGCCGCTGATTGAGGATGCGGTAATGGGCAAGCAGGACGACGCCGCGCAGGAGGACGCCAAAAAAAACTGACAAAGCCGGGGGAATCAAAGCGAGAAGGCATTGATTTCCCCGGCTATCTCGCGTTCTGGCTCTTCCGGATGCACCTGCCGGAGCGGGACTTTTGGAAAAACATGACGCCGCATCGGATCAATCTGCTATTGGAGGCTTTGGAACCGCCGGAAAAGCAGGAGGAGCCGAAGAGCCTGGCGGCATATCTCAGCGGAGGGACATAATATGCCAAATATCAACACGAAATTTACGCTGTCTGGGGAAAAGGAATACCAACAAGCAATATCTAAAATTGGGGATAATATGCGGATGCTCAACAGCGAAATGCGAAAAGTTGAAACAGCATATGCGAGGAATGCGGACAGTGTAGAAGCGCTAACGGCAAAAAACGCAGTATACCAAAAAGGAATAGACAAACAAAAAGAAAAAATCGAGACATATAGGAAGGCGGTAAAGGCAGCACAAGACGCACAGGATGCGCAGAACAAGAAATTAGAAGAAGCTGCGAAGACGCTGGACAAAGGAAGCGACGAATATAAATCGATAGCCGAAGGAGCAGAAACTGCGAGAAAAAAAGTTGAAAAATGGCAAACGAGCCTCAACAATGCAGAAGCAGAGCTGAACAACCTCAACAACAAACTGGATGAGAACAAGGAGAAAATTGAAGAATCCGGGAAAGAGACCGGAAATCTCGGCGACGTTGTGAGCGGGCTTACAGAAAAGTTTGGGATAAAGCTGCCGGAAGGAATGCAGAAAAGCATGAACTCCATGGGAAGCTTGAACACAACATCTGTAAAAATTGCAGGCGGATTCGTGGCGCTGGCCGTAGCTATCGCAAAGGCAGAAAAGGCACTAATAGCCATGACGAAGGACTCTGCTGCGTTTGCGGATAACATAATCACATCATCCATGCAGACCGGGCAAACAACGGACCAACTGCAAGAGTTTTCATATGCAACCGAGCTGATCGACGTATCCGTGGACACCCTGCAAGGGAGCTTGACAAAGCTGACAAACAACATGCAGGACACGATAAACGGGACGGGAAACGCGAAGGCATCCTTTGAGGCGCTTGGAATCAGCGTTACTGATGCAGATGGGAATATGCGCAGCGCAAATGATGTGTTTTATGAGACGATTGATGCGCTTGGGGATGTAAAAAATGAGACAGAGCGCGACGCCATGGCAATGGATATCTTCGGGAGATCGGCGCAAGATCTCAATCCGCTGATTATACAAGGATCGGAAACCCTCAAGGCGTATGCACAAGAGGCGCACAACGTCGGGTATGTGCTCGACGACGAGGCGCTTTCTGCCCTCGGCGCGGTGGACGACGCATACCAGCGACTGCAAAAGTCGCAGGAGGGCGCGAAGAATCAGCTTTCTGCTGAGTTCGCGCCGTATCTCACGGAGTTTTACGAGAAGATCACGAAGATTATCAAGGACGGCGGACAGGCGCTCAAGGACTCTGGCCTTGTGGACTCCTTCGGTATGCTGCTGGAGACTGTGGGCGACATTATCGCGCCTACAGATCAGCTCTCGTCGGACACTGTACCGAAGCTCACGGAGGCGCTTCGGCCGATGGCCGAGATCATGGCGGGCATCGCAGACACCATTGACTTTATCAGCGGTGCGGCGACCGTCCTCACGACCGGTATATGGGACTGGGACAAGTGGTCAGGCGGCTGGAAGCAGATGGGCAAGGCTGCGGGCTTCGGCTACTCCTACGGCAACGGCAACAACACGCAGGCACTCAAGGAAAAATGGGAGCAGACCGACGTCAACCGCGCGACCAGCGCGAACGGCTACGGCCAGTATTACGCAAACGGAAAGTGGTATTCCAATTATGAGAGCTACCTCCGCGACGAATGGGAAAAGTCCGGGACAGGAACTACCTTCGAGTATTGGAAAATGCAGAAGGGCTATAACGCCTCCGGCACGGACTACTGGCGAGGTGGGCGGACGCTGATCGGCGAGTACGGCCCGGAGGAAGTTGTGCTGCCGCAGGGCACGCGCATCCTGACGGCGCAGGAAACCCGGCAGGCGTCGGGAGGCGATACATTTTACATCACGATCCCGGCCAATACGGTAAAGGAATTCAACGATATCGTAAATATCGCGCGAAATAAGCGCCGCACAGACAGAATGGGGGTGGATAAGGAATGAGTACAACACAAAGGCTCTACTCCAAGGCCTTCGCGTTTCTTGACTCCGACAACCGAGGATCGAATGTGCATACTGGTTCGCAAGTAACACTTAGGACATATGAGAGCCGGCTCCTTGTAAAGTTCGAGAGACTGCCGGATCAATTTAGGTTTAAACGGATATCTGGTGCGCAACTGTTCTTTTATTTCTTGGCAACCGAGGGTTCCTATGACTGGTATGATGCGCATGCAAACACAAAGGAATTTGACGAGAAAACTGCAACGTGGGACACATGGAATGAGGCTGGTTACAATCTCGTATTCCAGCGTAAGGGCGTTGGGAACGCCCCGGTATGGGCAGAGTTCCCTTCCGCATCAATCTTATTTGGTGACGCTGTTACCTACGGTATAAGATTGCAATCTTCTCTTTTAAATGCTAAGCCATTTACCGTACAGACGAGCGGTGCAAACAGACCGTACCTCGTATTGACAATAGATGAAAGCGCCACAGCGGATACGCTGAATATATCAAGTATGTCGCCCAATGCCGGAGCGATTGACAAGTATCGCGATGTTCTTTTCACGTGGAGCTCAACAGCCCCATACCCATGTGCTCCGAGACTCGTCCAATCCTCTGCAACTTTTCAGTGGCGCACAGGTCCTAGCGGAACGATCCATTCACACAGCGTCTCCGGAAACACGAGTAGTTTCACCGTCCCAGCAAAAACTTTTACAGGGACGAGTGTCCAATGGCGGATCGTTGTGACTGCAAATAGCGGAAAAACAACGACATCGGACTGGGTAACGTTATCGACCGCAGATGCAGAGTCAACGGCGGCGATAAAATCGCCGAAAGGCGAAATCGTAGACGCATCGAGGCCGGTAGCGTTTGCGTGGACTCACATCATTTCTACCGGCACGGCCCAGACCAAGGCGGAGCTGCAAATCTCGGCGGATATGCAGACATGGACGGCGCTTGCGACGGTGACCGGCGCGGAGACGACCTACACCGCCCCAGCAAACACGCTCGGGAGCGGGACAAAGTACTGGCGCGTGCGGACGTACAACACGGACAATGCGGCGGGCGCATGGAGCGACGCGGCGGAGTTCATCTGCGTCGGCGCTCCGGTGGCTCCGACGGTTTCAATCAAGTCGCAGTCTCCACGCCCGGTTATCGGCTGGCAATCATCGGAACAGCTGGCCTACCAGGTGGAAATCGACGGCGTTTACAGCTCCGGCACGTACTACGGCACGGAAAAAACGTGGACAGCGCCGATGTACCTCGAAGATGGTGAATACATTGTGCGCGTCCGCGTGCAAAACGAATATGCCATGTGGTCGCCATGGGGATCGGCGGCGCTGCAAGTCGCCAACACGGCGGGGCCGGCAATCAATCTGACGGCGGAGGCCGGGGACACGGTGCGCCTCTTCTGGAGCGCTGCCGGAGGGTATCACTACAACTTTTACCTGATATACCGCGATGGGAAGCTCATCGCAAAAACGACAGAGCACACATACACGGATCTGCGTTCCATCGGCAGCGTAAGATACCATGTGCGCGGGTGCTTTGACACAAGCTCCAATTACCGGCTATCCAACACAGTGGAGGTGACGGCATCCGTGCCGTGTGTGACGTTGATCGACCTTGACTCCGGGGACGTGCTGCCGCTCCCCTACTCGGCCAGCACACACCGCACGACGGGGCGCAATCTGAGCCGGGGCGTACAGTCCGTGCAGCTTGCCGGGCGGCGATATCCGACGATAGAGCGCAGTATGCACTATGCGGAGACGATCTCGGTTGCGTGCGCTTTCCGCGAGGCGGAGGACTGCGCGGCGCTTGAGGCGCTTGTGGGCAAGATGGTCACGGTAAAAACACCGGAGGGCAAGATGGTGAGCGGGTGCCTATCGGTGCTTGCGGCCACTGCGGACGGCGGCTTTTACACGACGTATCAGTTCGATGTAGAGCAGGCGGACGTGGAGGAGGTAGTGGACATTGATTCGTGATGTATCTTACAAAATCAATGTGCTTCGCGGCGGCGCGGAGTTCAAGCAGCTTTCGTGGGCGGCAGACGCCGCCCCGAATGTCTACGTCCGCAAGGACTCGGAGATCAAGGGCAGCTTGTCGGCGGAGGTTTATCCGGATGCCGACGTTGATCTGCTGTCCGACGAGCTGCAACCCGTTCTTGTCCTCGACGGAGCCGAGACACCGCTTGGCGTATTTCAGGCGACCACAGTCGAGGAGATCATGGACGCATACGGGCGGCGGCTCCGGATCGAGGCATACGATCGCTGCTGGCGCGTCCAACAGAGCCGCACGGAGGGGCTCTATCACATCGCCGCGAATACGCCGTATCTGACGGCGGTGCAGCAGCTGCTTACGGCGGCGGGCATCACGCTTGTGCTGGCCGTGCCTTCCTCGGCGGTCCTGGCAACGGATCGTGAGGACTGGGACACTGGGACGGACTTCCTGACGATCTGCAACCAACTGCTGGAGGAGATCAACTACAATCCGGTATGGTTTGACGGCCGCGGCATCTGCCACTTGGAGCCGTACAAAGCGCCGACCGGCGGCAGAATCGACCACGCATACAGCAGCACAGACTTGCAGCTTGCACCGATCACAGACGATCACACACAGGAGATAGATCTATTTGATGCGCCGAATGTTTTTGTGCGGATCTGCTCAAATCCTGACAGAGGCGCGCCGCTGACGGCGACTGCCGTCAACGACTCCCATACCTCCAGCACGTCCACTTTCCGGCGCGGCCTGCGCATCGTTGACGTCGCAAAGGTAAACAACGTGGCCAGTCAGGACGAGCTTCAGGAGCTGGTCAACCGGCTGCGCAACGAGTCCATGCATGCAACCAAGACGATCACCTTTTACACGCTGGCAACCGGCGGCCATGGAGTCGGCGATATCGTATCGATCGACGATCCGGACATCGGCGGAATATGGGAAGAGACTGAGTGGTCGCTCACAATGGCCGTTGGCGAGCTGATGCAGCACACTGCGCGAAGGGTGGTGATCGCGTGACGGGCCTCACAGAATATACTGCAAAAGCAGTGAAGGAGCCGGAGCGCATCGCACTCGCGACTGTGGCAGCCAAGTACGCGGACGGGCTATCGCTGATCTTTGACGGGCAGGACGCCGCAACGACGAAGCACTACAAATGCAACACGGCGGTGACCTTTGCGGCTGGGAGCCGCGTCGTCTGCCTGCGGATCTCCGGCAGCTGGGTCGTGGCGTTTGCTTTTGGAAATCCAACATGACGGTGCCAGACTTGGACACCGAGAAGGGAGAAATCATATGATTACAGTAAACGCAAGCAGGCGTGAGCCGATCTGCCTGCGGCATCAGGGCGAAAACGACGCGATGCGGGTGGCCTTCCATCTTTCAGCTTTTGAGGCAGACTGGCCGGGCGGCACACCTTTGCTGCTAGTCCAGCGTCCGCGCTCCAGCAGGGACACGGAGGCGTACCCCGTGGCGCTTTCCGTGGACGGCCACACAGCGTATTGGACGGTCAGCGCATCGGACATCGAATACTCCGGATATGGCAAGGTGCAGCTCCAGTGGCGCGTGGAGGACGTTCTTGTGAAATCCTGCATCTATGACACGGTGTGCGTTCCGTCGCTCCATGCAGGCGCAGAGCCGCCGGACGAGCCGTCCAAGCGCTGGTTCGATGCGATTCAGGCGCAGATTGGAGATCTTTCCAAACTGACGACAAAGGCAAAGGATAACCTTGTTGCGGCCATCAACGAGGCGGCACGCTCTGGCGGAGGCTCCGGAGGAGCGGGCACCATCGATATGCGCGTCGCGGATGGCTACATCCAGTACAGCAACGACGGCGGCGCGACGTGGGAAAACCTCATTGCCATTGCCGATCTAAAGGGCGCAGACGGTAAAGACGGCACAAACGGAAAGAATGGCGTGACGCCGACGATCGGAGAAAACGGGAACTGGTATCTCGGCACCGAGGACACCGGGAAGCCGTCGAGGGGTGAGACCGGCCCGCAGGGCGCAGACGGTAAAGACGGCACAAACGGAAAGAATGGCGTGACGCCGGATATCCAGATCGGGACGGTGACAACGCTGCCCGCAGGAAGCGAGGCTACGGCCAGCATGGGCGGAACTGCCGCACAGCCTACGCTTAACCTCGGAATTCCGAAGGGCGGAGACGGGGACAATGCGAATGTCACGAAGGATGCGGTTGTTGGCGCGCTCGGGTTTACGCCCATCGGCGCGGATGATGTGCCGGTAAAAAGCGTGAATGGCGCGACCGGCGAGGTCAAAAGCGTGTTTTATGTGACGGTGACACCTACAGGCAGCGGATACGCCGCAACTGCCGACAAAACGGCAGCGGAAGTGTATGCGGCTTATGTGGCGGGTTATGCCGTGTATGCGGTAGTGAAATTTGCGAGTGTCACCGCACCGTTTGAATTGCCACTTGTAGCAGCAGCGCCTTTCTTTGAAACATTCGTGCTCGGCTTCGGCGCACTAGGTTCGCTAGACCCAACAGAAAAGCCTCAGTATCCAACTGCCGCATATACCGGCACGGCATGGATGGCATGGCTTGGAACGTTGGCGAGATCGTCTGATATCCCAACGATTCCGACGGAACTCAAAAATCCTCATTCACTCAACATTAAGATTGGAAATGCGACGACGAGCTATGACGGCAGTGCGGCGAAAACCGTGGAAATCCCGGAAGGTGTTCCGGCTGTTACAGATGCTGATAACGGGAAAATCCTTCGCGTAATAAATGGTGCATGGGCGGCTGCCGAACTGCTCAGCGCGGGAGGTGCGTCGTTTTGAGTGAATATTTGACAAATGGTGCGGCGCTGACCCACACGGCAGACCGGATTCGCGCGAAAACGGGAGAGACAGCCCAAATCGTATGGGACGCGGAAAAGGGATTCGGAAACGCGGTGGATGCGATCTCCGGAAGCGAAAAGATTCAGCACGCAGATATTCCGGATTACGTCAAGGCCGAGGCATTGGCCGTGGCGGAGAAAGTCAAGGCTGTGTTGAAGTCAGACAGCATTGTTTTTCTGGCGGTATCGGATTTCCATCATGCAGGAGAACAGGTGGATGGATGGCAGACAAACATCAATGCCGGAAATCTGCACGCCTGCATGGCACTCAAGGCGCTGGCATATGTCCTGCCTGAGATTGATTTTGCCTGTATGCTGGGCGATATCACTTTTGGCAGCAAAACTACAACGGAAGCGCTCTTGAAATCTCAGATAGCAGAGATCAACAGCTGGCTCGATGAGGCGTACAAGGGCATTCCGCAGTTCCGCACGGTAGGCAACCATGATACCGGAGAATACAGCACGCTGGTTGGCGCGGAATATCTCTTCTCGGCCATCGGTAAATACTGTGAGGGTGCAACTTATGGCAGCACAGAATACGGCTACTGCTACAGAGATTTTGCCGATAAGAAGCTCCGTGTGATCTGCCTCAATACCTGCGAGGGCGAGACGACCGGCGGCGCGTCGGCAAACTATGTCTGCTCACCTGCACAGCGCTTGTGGTTCGCGCAGACGCTCCATGACGTTGGCAGCAAATCCGATGCAGCCAGCTGGAGTGTACTAGTATTAGCACACTATCCGCTGGATTACGGCGGCACATATCCCATGAGCAACATCGTGAAAGCCTATGTTGAGGGCGGGAGTACGACAGAAAACGGAACGGTGGTAAATTTCAACGGCCACAATGCCGCGAAATTTGTGGCGAATGTCCATGGGCATAACCATTGTTTCCAGTTCGGGAAACTACACAGCGTAGCCAACGGACAAGGAACGGAGTTTGATGCATGGCGGATGTGCACACCGAACGCATGCTTTTACCGCAACAATTCCGGCGTCACCACTTTATACGGGATTTCGTTCGGAGACCCTGCTCCATACGACAAGACAGCAGGGACGGGCAAAGACACAGCCTTTAACATCAACGTCCTCAATCCGTCTGAGCAGGCGATCTATTCGTTCTGCTACGGCGCGGGCATAGACCGCACAATCGGCTATGCGGCAACCATCTACAGGAGCATCACCAATTCGCTTTCGCACGTTTCGAACAGCAATGCGGCGGTATCCGTTGAAGACGGTGCGGCTTATACCGCAACGCTGACGGCGGACAGCGGCTACACGATGGGCAACGTTGTGATCAAAATGAGCGGAACGGATATCACATCAACGGCCTACACAGCAAGCACCGGAGCGATCAGTATTGCCAAGGTAACGGGAGATGTGACGATTACAGCTGTAGCTACGAAGATCGTAACGTACACAAATCTGGTGCCGACAGCGGTGGATAGCTCAGGGGCGCCTGCACCGTATACTGATGGGCAGGCATTAAATTCCAGCGGAACAACCGTTGCCCAAAACCACTTCACCACAACAGGATTCATCCCGTTTGATGGGGGGGCAGTACACATTTACCGTATCGGCGGCGAGGGAATTTCGTGGAATGAATACGGCTGTCGCATTGCGTGGTATAATGCTGATTTTTCCCTCAAAGGCAGCGTGCTAAAATATGAACAGCTTGGGCTAAGCCAATATTACCCAACCAAAATTGACGACCCCAACGCGGCAGCAGCATTCAGCACGGACAAGAACGTTGCTCCCCCGCAGGGCGCGGCTTATTTCAGAGTAAGCGCGAAGGGCAGTGGCGCGAATCTCATTATCACGCTGGATCAGGAGATCAGTTGATGGATACATGCGTATGCTGCGGGCGGGCCGTGCCAGAGGGCAGGATGGTCTGTCCGGAGTGCGAAATAGAAAGCTTTGAAAGGAGTATCAAGATGGATGATGGAATTCAGGCGCAGATCGCCTCCGTGGAGGCGCGATGCAAGAGCAACTCGCACAGGATCGACGAGCTGGAGGCAGACAACAGGGCGCTGCATCAGCTGGCGACCTCGGTGGAGGTGCTGGCGACCAAGCAGGAGGCGATCGAGGAAAACGTGAACGAGATAAAGGCCGATGTGAAAAGCATCAAGGCGCTGCCGGGAAGCCGCTGGGAGGCGGTCGTAAAGGGAGTTATCACGGCGATCCTTGCAGGTCTGATCGGATTTGCGCTGGCAAAGCTGGGGCTGGGTGGATGATGGAGTTCTCGAAAAAGTGGCTGCTTGGAAGCGGAATCGCCTGCGTGGTGCTGACGATCCTGTGCGCCTTCGGCCTGCCGCTGGTGGAGATCACGCTTGCCGTTATCGCGGAGACGACGGCGAGCAGCGGCTTTTATCTGTGGAAGGCAAAGAACGAGAACCGGAGTAAATACGCACTCAAGTACATCAAGAGCCTGCCGGAGGCTTACACGGCAGAGGAAAAGGCACGGTTTCTGGAAATCGTGTTGAAAGACTGAAAGGAGTAGAAATGTTTGGACGATAATAAGATAAACGAAATATGCGACAAAGCCAGATCTAAAGGTTGGCTGAATGGATTCGATTTTTCAATACTTATTCAAGAACTGACAATACCGGAAGGGGCATGGGTCATTGATACTGGAAATTTTGAAAATGTAAACGCCAAGGTGGCGCTTAGACTGATTGACAGAATCAGGCGGCATCCGATTCTTTGGAAGTTATTTTTCATGGTAGCGTGAAAGGAGTACCTGCAAATGGATAAGATCATCAAGCGGCTCGGGAATCTCTTGAGCGTGAAGAGCCTTGTGACGCTGACGCTGACGGCGGTATTTGCGTACATGGCCGTTGTGGGCAAGATCAGCCAGGACTTTATGACGGTGTATGCCGTCGTGATCGCATTCTATTTCGGCACGCAGAGCCAGAAGGTGCAGGACGCAGTGGATGGAGGCGCGGACAATGCCGGTAATTAAAGATGCGCTCACGCCGATCAACCATCGAGCGGGCGGCTGCACGCCGAAATGGATCGTCGTCCACTACTTCGGCGCGCTCGGCTCTGCGGCCAGCGTGGCAGAGTGGTTCAAAAATCCGCAGGCCAGAGCCAGCGCACACTACGCCGTAGACGAGGGTGATATCATTTACAGGTGCGTCAAGGACACGGATGTTGCGTGGCACTGCGGAGACGGTACGCTGCATCCGGAGTGCCGGAACTGGAACTCCATCGGCGTGGAGCTGCGGCCGGGGAAGGTAAACCGGAAGCGCATGGGAGCCTACGACACCGACTGGTTCTTCGAGAAAAAGGTGCTGGACAATGCCGAGTGGCTCATCCGCAAGCTCATGGAGGAGCACAACATTCCGGCGGATCACATTATCCGGCATTACGACGTGACCGGGAAGTACTGCCCGCGCCCGTTCGTCGGCACGGACATGAACACCTACTATCACACCACTGGCAACGAGCAGTGGAAAAAATTCTTGGAAAGGTTTGAAGATGAAGTGGTAGAGAAAAGTAAAATGATCGTGGACGGCAAGGAGGTCGCCGTCGAGCGCATCCTGAAAAACGGCACGAACTATGTCAAGGTGCGCGATATCGCCGCCGCGCTGGGTCTGAAGGTATCCAATAAGGGCAATATCGCCGTGCTGGACACGAAGTAAGGAGGGCGTATGCTGCGGGGGCTGCCGAGTCTGAGCCGCAGCGATTGGGAGCATTTGATCGACGAATGGATTCTTTCGGAGCGATACCGGGGAATCCTGAAACGGAAGATTCTTGACGATTGGAGCCATGAGCGCATTGCCGAGCGCGAGGGCCTGAGCGTAAACGGCGTCAAGAAGATCATAGCGCGGTGCGTGAATGTACTGCGGGAACATGCAACAGAGCCGCCCGGATAGGGCGGCTCTTGTGGCAAAATTGCAAATTTAATATTCTGTTGCATTTACAATGAGCTTAATTTGTTCTATAATGAAATAAAAAACAGAGAAGGAGATTATACTACAATGTGCAAGCCTATTTACGCAAATTCGCTGACTGTTACTGCGAACGAGGCAAAGAACGAATTTGTTTTTACATTTAAGCATAAATATCCAGTAGTTGGAGCGAATGGCGTTGTGGACAGCGACCAGGAAGAAACGGTAGCTGCGGTGATTGTGAATGAGCAGTTAGCAGAGGCACTCCCTGCAATGATGTCCAAAATCCTGAGTGAGCAGGTGGATTGATGCCTAATTTTTTCGAAGTTGTTGACAGAAGCGGGATAAAAGTATTCTGCACAAAAGAGCAGTGGGATTCTCATGTGGCGCTTAACCACAGCATCATGGTTTCAAACGTAGACGCAATCGTGGAGACGATTCGGGAGCCGGAACTAATTTTGCCAAGTCATGACACGAACCCTCCGCTAGATGAACGTCGGATATATACAAAAGAATCGAAAAGTGCTACATACTACCCGAAGCTCAAATATACACACGTTGTTGTGTCTGTCTGCGGCGGATCGGGCGAGGTCGTAACCGCATATCCTAATAACAACAAGAAAAGCGGCTGCGGAGAAGGTGAGGCGATATATGTTGCAGAAGAATAACATCGGATTCGACTACGACAAGAAATTCGACGTCCTGTACATTGCACTCGGTGACCGCAGTAATTCTTACGGTGATGATTCTGACGGGAATGTAATCTATCTGAAAGACATTGACACAGATGAATTGACCGGAATAACGATCATGAATTTCAAGAAAAAGTATATCGAAAACAGGCTCCCTGTATTCTCAAAGAGCATCCGAAAGGTGCTGAGTGAAGCTGAGAAGGTAGTTATGCAGTAATTGACAGTTGACTACTGAGCGTATATAATATGTGTGTAGCACAAAAGGATATTCGGTATTCTTTCCAAGGGCTGGTGCCTGCACCGGCCCCGTTTTTCTATATACAAGGCAGCCACTCCGTAAGGGGTGGCTGTTTTTATATTTTTTGTGCCCGAAAAGTGGCCGAAGAGTTGGTTTTTTGTTCTTCGTGGATGCCTCATAATGAGCATAGGAGCTGGCCAGCTTACTATTTTATCGGAGGTAATACTATGGAGTACGCAAGCAATGGCAAGGCCAATGCGGCCCTGACAACTGGTATCATCGGCACGGCGGGCGTCGGCCTCGGCCTGCTCGGGAATCTGCTCGGCGGAGGCTGGTGCGGTATCGGCGCAAATCCGGCTGCTGCGGCTGTAGCGGCGGGCATGTGCAGCGAGAATATGCCAGTCACGCGCTATGAGCTGGAAAGAGAAAACAAGCTCGCGCAGAAGGACAGCGAGATCGCGATGCTCAAGGCGAACACCTACGGCGATCAGAAGATGCTGGAGATGTACGCTTACATCGACGGCCAACTCAAGGACGTGCGGAAGTCCCTGTGCGATCAGGCAGTCCACAACCAGCGCACTGAGGACAGCTTCGTGCTGGCCCGCCAGGACATCGCGTCCGTCAAGGACGAGCTGCACCGTGAGATCGAGATGGAGGCCGAACGGCGCTGCTGCGGCGACAACAGCATTGTCACCTACGCCAACGCGACGTTTTATCCCAAGCAGGTGGCAGACGTCACCACGGGCACCGCAACCACGGCGCAGACGCTCTACAACCCGCTTCCGAAGTGCGGGTGCTGCAACAAGTAAACCGAAGGGGCGGCAATAGCCGCCCCATCCTTAAAGGAGGTAAAACTTTATGGTGACGATAGATCAGGCTATGCGCGGAATTTTGCGTTTTTTTGATACAGTAGCATCCCCACATATGGACGAGGTGCGCTCCTTTGTAGCAGGCGTTGGGTTGTCTTTACTGGCAGACGGCAGCAAAGAGCAACTGCTTGTGCTGAGAGATAACCCGTGGTTCAAAGCGATGCGGATTATGGATGAGCACGGGGATATCGACATTGACAGGCTCTATAATAAGGCAAGACCTCGGCTCGACGGGCGAAAACTCCCGATAGAGATTCCATTTATCGGAAAGCTGACTTTTGCTTCGGACGACCTTGACAGCCTATACAAATACATCCAGGAGGCGTGAGCATGAAAGACTACATCAACGGACTGTACGAGCGGCTGGAGGAGCTTTCCGAAAAGCCGCTGACGCTGGGACACATCGAAGAGGCTGAAGCCGTGGCGGGCCTCCTGTGCCGTCTGCATAAGCTCGACGGAATGGATGGAGACCATTTTCGTGAGTCCACGAAAATGACGGAATTCTCCCGAGAGGATGCCATGCGCTGGGCGGAGCACATGCAGAACGCAGACGGAACGACCGGCCCGCACTGGACGATGGATCAGACTTCCGCCGTCGCGGATGCGAGCGGAGCCGGGAACGATATTCCGCACTGGGTTTTCGGCGTGACGATGAACATGATGTATTCGGACTACTACGACGTGGCGCGGAAGTTCGGAGTCAACGTGCCGGAGTTCTACGCGGAGCTGGCGCGGGCATTCTTGATGGACAAGGACGGCCCCGGCCCGGAGGAAAAGCTTTGTGCGTATTACAGGTGCATTGTGAAATAAAAAGCAGCTCCTCTCCGATTTGGAGAGGGGCTGCGCCTTATCGGCGAACAAGCATCCCGATTATACCGTTGATAAACAGGATTTGTTCGGATAAGGCATCATCTGGTACGCCGGA